TTTGAATTTGGTGGATCGGCGCGGACTTGTTGATTGGCATTTCTCAATGCACCACCAACAGTTTCTGGGAAACCAATTTGTTGTCTTGGTTCGAGGAAATTTTGTCCTTCGAGGACATCTTCTGGGGCAAATTCTCCGAAATCTTCTTGGGAAGCGACTTCACGTGGGAGCAAAGAAGACGCGAGACCTGTACCCGCATTCATTTCGCAGCTAGACGCATCGCCTTCTGTAGATGCAGCTTCTTCGGTACCAAAACCAGATGGTGCGTGTGTTTTTTCTTTGACAGAGTATGTCGATGTTGTGCATGTACTGACAAGATAATATAGGACGATCGCGATCGCGAGTGCAATAATAACCTGCCTTGGTGAGACTTTAGTGAGCTTCATCTTCTTTTATATATAATAAATACTTTTTTTTATTTTGAATCTTCGTCTTCAAACATACATTCTTCTGGGTATGCTTCAATTTCTGGAGTTTCAGGTTCTGGTGGAGGGGGTGGTTTTTCTTCTTCATGAATTTTCACCTGAACAATTTTCCAAATTGGTGCAAAATTCTTTCGACTAAAACAGATTTCAGAAAATTCAACAAAAACCGAACACTTTGATCCTGGTTTAATATCTTCCAATGGAAGTGGTTCATTTTTATGATTAAATGCTTTGGTTTCCGCAATTAATTCGAGTGAGAATCTATCGAACGAATCTGTGTGATAGGCTTTTTCAATTGTAGGTCCTGGAATTTTTCGACCAAACCATTTTTCACAATTTTCCGGAGCTTCATTTATATTTGAATTATCAAATTCACTGATTTTCGCCTGATTATCCTCTCCTGAAATTTTAATATACATGTGTTGTGGATCGACTTCAATGCATTCGACGTTAACTAGTTTTACAATACATCTCTTCTTTTCATCTGTAAAAACTTTAACTTCGCGTTCACCTTCTTCGTTTTTTGTTATTTCGTTGTAAATCATTCTATATACTGTAATGGTTTCATTTCTTTAAACCAATAAATGGAATCATAGCTGATTTTTCAAGTATTGGTTTTGGAACCCATTGGTCACGAATTGGTTTAAAACCGTATAGGGTTTCTTCCATTTTTATATCATTTATTTTTGATGGTAAAGGTTTTGGTTTATCTGGCCTGAAATTCATTTCATTACGTACATAGTTTTGGTTTGGGTTTGGTTTCCAATTCATTTTTTCAAGATTAAAAATATGGTTGGATTGTGTTCGTAAATAATTAACTGGTGTTTTCATGTTATTACTATTTGATTTTAAACCGTAAACTATGTCTTTGCTAAGTTTTTGTTTGGACGGTGTTGTTGTTGAGAGTTTATACTTTTGTGGATTGATCTTTGCAGCTTTTTTAATTATACTTGGTCCCACCTTTGTATACGTTCGGAACGTGTGTGCGGGTTTACCGAGTTTAATACCGACCTTCTTTGCGATTTTATCCATAGAATCCGTACTCAAAATTTTCTTTTTTGACATTTTTCTTGCGAGTAAAATCATGCGTTTGCGATTCTTTTCTTTTTTAGCTGGGTCTGGTCTAAGACCTATTTTTTGCATCATGTATATATCTTCAATAAGATAGTGTTTCGTAGGTATTTGTAAATATTTATATGTTTTTCGGTAAGCTATATTTCTATTATCATTTGGGTATGTAATTTGTGCACCACGGGTAAGATTTACCTTTGCGACATTATATCCTAGTTGTTTTGGACGCATAAATGCAATATCGAGAATACCACCGAAGTTTTTATCTTCGAGTTTTCCTAATTTTATATTGAATAATCGAAATTTCATATCTAACGTAAACAATTCAACGTCAATAAGTGTATTAGAAGCCCCTTTTACGTTTTTACGTTTTGGTAGTAATGTATATCTTCTTGTAACGTGATACCCCTTAGATCCCTTCCCTGTAGCGCTTGTTAGACCAATGTACTTCGTAATTTTGAATGCCCAATTTGTTCTATACGCTGTATTTTTTTCGTTATTTAAAATTTTATACTTACCTGTACCAGTGAAAACTTTGTTTGTTTCTCTAAGAACTGTATTTATTATTTTATAATTATCACGTTGTGATATTTCTCCAAGTTTATTCCAAAGTAGAAGTTTAACGGCTTGTAATTTCCCGAAATACTTATCATCTGGTTTCATTTTTGGTACAAATTTTGTATCAATATCAGATGTTATTATTCTATCATCCATGTCCAGATAGAAGTTTACAGCTTCACCACCACTAATCATTAAATCACCCATCGGTTTGAGAAATTTCGAAAGGTCCTCTATAATATCGTGTAACAATGGACGTATTGATTCCGTGACGAGTACCTTGGCAGCTTCTTCGAACGTTTCGTTTGGGTAAAGTCTTTGTACACGAGTTCTAAACTTTTTAATGTTTTCTCTCGAGTATTCTGAAATGTATTTATAAAGTGTTTTATCTCCAAAACATACTTTCGTCTTTATCCAATCCTCCAATATTTTATTAGAAAAATCATTGAATAAATAATAATAATTTTTAGGTAACTTTTTGACATTCTTTTCTGGTAAAGTATCACCGGGTTTTAAGGTTTTTTTCTTAGTTACCATTATTATATTGTGTATATAATAATATGGATTGTCAGAGTGAAGAACATAAATGTGATAATTTATACGGTGAGTGTAGATGTTATGCTGATGTAAATACAAAAAATCCCGGATCAGATCAGGTTTGTGGTATACGTAAAAAGGGATATATTATACCGTGTAAAGCTGGATGTTGTGATGGCGGGTGTCCTGGTCAGTGTATAAACGCTTTAAAGCCAAGACAACCGTATGCTTTCGGAAAATTATACCCAATGCGTTTAGATAAATTGATTGGAAATATGATATGTATTGCTATAATATTGGTTTTGATATCTACATACATTCTAATATTAAAAAGAACTTAAAGATACAAATTGTATAATAAATATAAAAATGTCTATTGAATCTGTCCTCGAAGAAATTGCCGCCTTACGCTCTGAAGTTAAATCACTTTCTAAAATCTGTAGAAAGATTAAATCTAAACAAGATGACCCAACGGGTGAAAAAGCCGCGTCTCGCGCTAAAAATAACGGGTTTAATCGTGAACAACAAATTTCTGAAAAACTCCGCAATTTTTTAGGACTCGAAAAGGGTAAACTTGTTTCTAGAAGTACGGTTACTCGCGCAATTAATACGTACGTTACTGCTAATAATCTTAAACACCCAGATAACGGGCGTATTCTCGTTTTGGATGATAAACTTAAGTCTCTTCTTGATCCACCGGAAGATGTTCAAATTACATTCTTGAATTTACAGAAATATTTGAGTCCGCATTACACAAAAGTACAACAATAATAATCTAAGTGAATAAATTTACTTAAAAAAATATATACATATAATAACAATTACCAATGATAATTGATAAGGAATCTATTGAGAACCTTGTTGGTACAAAAATATCAAAGATAGATTTGTACCAAAAAGCATTTACACATAAATCAGCTTTAAAAGAAAATGAAAAATTAGATGGGTCATTCGAAACACTTGAATTTATAGGAGACTCTGTTTTGGGTTTTGTTATTACAAAATTTCTATTTGACCAATACGAAAATAAACAAGAGGGATTTCTTACTAAAGCGCGTACAAAACTCGTTCGTGGTGAAACACTCGCTAATATAGCATCGAAACTCGAATTATATAAATGGGTTCAAATGGATGAAAAGGGAATGCGTAACGGATGGAATAAAAATCCAAAAATATTGGAAGATGTATTTGAATCTTTAGTTGGTGCTATATACATGGATCTTGGTTTATTACACGCAAAGCAGTTTATTCTTAATATTTACAAAAACCCTGCTATGGTTGATATGAATTGTATAATGATTGATGATAATTTTAAGGATCATCTTATGCGTTATTGTCAAACGAATAATTTGAGTTTACCCGAGTATAGAGTTTTATCACACGATAACGGTATGTTTTATATAGATGTATTCGTCGATAATGTTTTTTTGGGACGTGGGTGTGCAAAAAATAAAAAACAAGCTGAACAGTATGCAGCTAAATACTTTTTTTATCCACCTCAACTTATGTATAATAATACTTAAACAATAAATGCTTTATAAATTCATAATGTGTTGTAAGTATATAAAACCGTGTTTATATGTAGCAGGTAGTATTTTAGGTATTATTGCTAGTATAAAAATTATTATTAAATGGGATAAGCGTAGATCGTTTAGTGATTCTAAACCGTTTTCGCAACCAGAAAAAAAGACCATGTCTTCTTCCGAAGAAGAGTCATTATCTTCATCCGATGAAGAGACAGAAATTATTGAAGGAGAATTGTCTTCTAGAAGTGGTCATACGATAAAATCGAAGTTTGAACGTAAAGTTATGAAATTATCGCATATGAAAAAGCAAGATCTTATTGATGAATGTGTTCGTAGAAACATTGCGTGTGTTGGAACCGTCCGTGTTTTGCGTGAAAGATTGCGTATTGCGCGCGAGGATGAAAAAAAGGCTTAAAAGTTTTAAGGGTAAATATTCTAATATGCATCCGAATGTTAAAAAATGGTTAGAATTCGAGTATGCTCCTCAAAAATCACAGGAATGGCTTGATCTTAGAATGGGTATGCTTACAGCGAGTGATGCAGCATCTGCTATAGGTGTGAATAAATACGAAACTCCGGATCAACTTTTATTGAGAAAGTGTGGTAAAGGTCCAGTTTTTACAGGTAATGAAGCGACACGACACGGTGAAAAATACGAAGACGAGGCGCGTATACTTTATGAACAACGTCACAACGAAGTTGTACACGAATTAGGGTTATGTCCACATCCCAAATATTCTTTTTTAGGTGGTAGTCCGGATGGTGTAAGTGAGTCAGGTAAGTTAGTAGAAATTA